TCGACTTTCTCGGTCTTGACGATTATATCGTCACCATAGACCGCGAACTCGTCGCCCTCGCTGATAGCTGCCGCAATAGCAGCGAAAATCATAGACTCGATCGCAAAGGTACTTCCGTTCCCCATACTGGAGAACTTAGCGTACCTGAAGCGTTTACCGAAACCAACCCCTAACGGGGTGCGAGCACTGTTTAAGTAGTTGAACCATTTAACTGGAAACAACCACGCCACAGTGTTATACGCGACGGTATCGGACGCCTGAGAAAGGTCAATGGTGGCATAACTGCCATCAATTGATCCTAACTGGGCGAGCTTTTGATTTTCGGACTGGTCCGACAGGTCGACTCCTAACTTGCGAAGTCGATCCTTAGCGAACGCATCAAATGCTAACTGAAGGGTAAGATTACCCTCAGGCTCGCAAGCGATGGTTCTGTCGGTTTTCCAGTTCTTTGGCACGGTCTCAACACGATTATCAAACACAGTCCGAAACTGAATCTTCTCATACCCATAATGGGTAGCGAGGGCTTTCAGATAAGGCTGTGCTCGACGCGTCGCGGGGATACCCCTGAGCCCTACTTTAAGATAGGGTAAGGAGTCCTTACGACTACGTGTTGAAGTCGCTCCTGCCGTTACACGTATCAAACTTGGAATTTCTTCCAAGAATACGTCAAAGTCGCCCAGGATATATTCAATTATCCTTTGTACTCGCTCGATACGAAGCTTCAAACGATCGTCTAAACGATCGTAATGGGCAAAGTACCAATCGAGCCGGCGATTCGTGATCCTACAGCGCGATTCGGCCTTGAAAAAGGCCTTTTCAGCTGCAGTCTCACAAACGTCGGCCTTCGAGAAAGCTTTGTTCTTCTTGAAGAACGCAGCGATCTGACGAGTATAGCGACAGAGATGCGGAGTGTGCAATGCATCCGCAATATGATCAGGACAGGAACTTAAGCGAGCGACGTCACGTGACCGAATCCAACCAAGGATTTGATCTGTAACGTCATCGCCTACGATTACCCTCTGGTCATTTGCATAACACCGACACATGTCGAACGTTAATGCAGCGAAGTCCATAGTGGATCCTCATATTTCGTTAAGACATCAGTTACCCAGTTGGTGAAGTTGTGCAGTCTGCGAAATCGCAGATTTGTACATCTCCACTACCGGCATAACAATGGATGAAGGCAGGAAAAGTAGAAGCACCACGGTAACCAGCGGAATGCTGGCACGGAGGATAGTCTTCTTCTTATCTTGGGGTGACACGATGTTACTCCGAGTTCTGCTACAATTACTTGTAGTAGTCCTGGTTATTCACCATATTAGCGAACTCATCTGACGCAATCATTTCGCGAAAGAGAGCAAGCGCCGATGTCAGGTCTGCTGCCGTATAACCCAAAGGGCGTCGTACGGTAGCTCCCAACGAAATACGCTGAGGCATCACTACGTTCAGCGCATCCTTCGTCGCGTAGAAGGTAGCAACGCTATCTTCCAACATGACTTGGGAACCAGTTGGTACCTTACGCTTTTGCAGAACGATCCGGGGCAACCCGGCCGTATGCGCAGGCGTCGTATAGGTACGGGTGTTCGACGAATCGTTGAACACCTTCAGCACGGTTGTCATAACCGCCATGTTTATCTCCTTAGATAGACAAAGATCCCTATATTCGAGTCCTCTTACGGACAGAAGGCCTTTCGGCCTCCTGTGCCCAGAGTTCTTTGAATATAGCCAAAAGGTCCAAGACCTTTGGAACGTCAAGATTGACGCGGATCAACGGAAAATTTGATACACTTTGAGGATTTCTCATTCTGAGCAGAGCCTCTGACTGACAAGCTGCCTCCATGATGACTATTGAATAGCCAGCGGAAGCAGTTTTGTTAGTAAGAGCCATAGTACGCTTAAGGGAGATATTAATTCCCCCAGCGGACGTATAGTTGGTCTGCAGGAATAAGAAACTGAGCGTTTCAAGCCAGGTACCGATACCAATGAACCAGTCTGCAATAAAGCTGAATGGAATCAGCTCCCATGACGTAGTCAAGGGATTGAAGGCCCAGTTCGGTGGTTCGATATCGGCTACGACTGTACCGCGGAGACTGATTTTCAGTTCTTCGATCATATTGACCGTAAACTGATAGGCAGGTCCGTTGTACATATAGTCCACAGAGCTTGACGAATTCTCATTCGCACCAGTTCTCTGTGAGAAACGATCTCTCTTCCACGCCAAGTCGGCGAGCGTCTTACTTATATCGACCATGTCGTAATATAAGAGACGCCAACCATAACGATACTCCAAGTATAGATCCCCAAGTAGAATTCCGGGGTGTAAGACCCCTTTCTTCAACTTTCGGATCGTACTTGCTAAGTTTGCCAGTTTAACAACAGCATTTTGAAACATGCTGGTTGTCTTGTGGAACTCCGCAAGGAACGTTAAAGCATCAAACTTGGACGAGTAAATTGAAGAGGCAGCAGCCTGTACATAGCGAGTAGTATCCTTACTATTGGCTATCGAAAGCACTGCACTTTCAGTTATGTCGTATGGTGTAAGAGATATAGGATGTGACCAGTTGGCATCAGTCTTCCAGTTATAGGGTACCGAGGGCTGCGAGTAATGTAACCTTGCAGTCCACGTCATCCTGCTGGAATATTTATACCAAGGGGTAATAGGAACAAGCTTGCCTTCCCGTTTGAGTTTATGATATCCTTCGACATCATATCCTTGGACGTGAGAGCAATCCCGCGCAATTAACGGACTACCTGTAGCAATGGTAGTCTGCGAATTGTCTGGGTTGATCCTGTAATGTCTTTCACTTCCCGTTATGGGAAGGTTGACATTCTCCCCAGGTCTAAGCTTAAAAGCCATCCTAAAGTCCTCAATGCAAATGTCAGTTCCGCACGATATGTATGGATCACTCCATATTGGTACATGCTAAGGCTTGCTAAGTTGGCAAGACATAAGCTACTACCCAGACGCCACTGTTAAGGCGCACTCGTGAACCCCTGACAAGTTTCGACCTTCCGTGAAAGCCGAAGTATCGGAGCTTCAAATGAAGATGACGACCTAAGTCATCACTGACGCCCGCGGAATGCGGGCGTTGGGAACCTTATCCAGGAAGCGCAATACGTTTCGTCTACAGGACTGTCACCTTCTGTGGTGGGCCTTTCCAGACCCTTCGACTACGCATTGCGTTGT